ACCGTTCGTAACGGAGAGCGCGGGGTTGATTACCCCAACGCTAATATCCGCGCCGTTGGTCGTAGCGCTCGTAACGGAGAGCGCGGGGTTGATTACCCCAGCGCTAATGTCCGCGCCGTTGGTCGTAGCGCTCGTAACGGAGAGCGCGGGGTTGATTACCCCAGCGCTAATGTCCGCGCCGTTGGTCGTAGCACTTGTTATCGACGTCCCGGTAGCCGTTAACTGAATTAACGACTGATCAAAGAACCCCTCAACTACGGCACTTTCGTCGTACCAGCCAGCAGGAACTAAGGTTGGGTCAAATGCCCCTAAGCGTGCCATTTACCAAGAAATCACAACGCAATAGCCTCTACCGCCGTCGCCGCCCCTTCCGCCGGTATTGCCCGCGATAGTCAGCCCGCCACCGCCACCACCACCACCGCCTTGACCGCCAGCCCCACCAGCGCCACCATCCACCGCAGTGTTTCTGCTGTTGCCTCCAGCGCCACCGCCAGAGCCACCCCAGATGGAATTGCCCGCAGCGCCAGCACCGCCAGCGGTTGGGGCCGTGCCGGTAATGCCCGCGCCGCCGGGGAATCGGCCACAGGCTTGCTGGCTGCTATTAGGCCCAATTGCTTGCCCGCTGGCTGTGCGCCAGCCTGCCGCGCCACCGCCAGAGCCGCCGAAAATGGAAGAAACCCCGGTGGACGTTCCGGTAGCAAACGCAGCACTACCAGTGCCTACACCGTTGTTTCCGCCAAATTCTGTTAACGACACAAGGGTTGAGGTAGTCCCGCCAATAGCGCCGCCGTCAAATTGTCCGTTTGGCAGTCCTGCGGCGACGAGAACCGCGGCGCTGCCTGTTCCACCGCCGCCGCCGGATTGTGTGGTTGCTCCTGATGCTGCGCCGCCAGCGCCCCCGCCACCGCCGTAGGCCGACAGGTAGCTGCCAAAGGTAGAGATAGCGCCGTTCCCGCCTGCGCTGCCCGCGGCAGATAAGTTGCCGTTGCCGCCAGAGCCAGCCGCGCCCAGCCCAACTACAACAGTTGCGGTTAGTTCGGAGGCTAAGAAATACTTAATGGCGCACGCGCCACCGCCGCCGCCAACACCTCCCTTGCAAGCTGTAGCAAACGCAACAGATCCCCCGCCACCTCCGCCGCCGCCACTGCCCCAAAGTTTGACTAGCACTTGAGTGGGTACGAACGCTGTGGGTTTGACCCAATTTTTGGTATCAGTAGTAAATGTCTGGATGTCTACAGGACCGGTATTGCCAAGAATAATTGGGACGCCATTGCTATTAAATCGCGTCCAGCCGCGCCCTTCGACCCACGATACGGCTTCTCCCACACCTAAATTGATCGTAAGCAGCGTAATGAGGTTTGTGCCGTCGGTGTGTTTAAGCGTTAGGACGTTTGACAGGGTAGCGTGCGTATTAGAGATGCTGATGAACTTTGCGTTCCGCAACGTGCTAGCCGCTGGCGAACCCAAAATAGGCGTAGTTGCTACCGATGTAATGGACGCCGTGTTGGTGTTTCCGGGTGTGATAGTAGTAGTTAGCTGATCAACCCAACTTACAGTCGCGCTGATAGCGCCAGCCGTTGCTGTGCCTAGCGTTAGCGAGTCGGTTGATTCAAGGTTTATCACCAGCTAATCACAACGCAATAGCCTTTTCCGCCGTCGCCGCCTCCCCCGCCGGTATTGCCCGCGATAGTCAGCCCGCCACCGCCACCACCACCACCGCCTTGACCGCCAGCCCCACCAGCGCCACCATCCACCGCAGTGTTTCTGCTGTTGCCTCCAGCGCCACCGCCAGAGCCACCCCAGATGGAATTGGCCGGGCCGCCAGCAGCGCCAGCCGTTGGGGCAGTGCCGGTAATGCCCGCGCCGCCGGGGAATCGGCCCGCCGCGCCTTGCGTAAGGTTTGGTCCAACTGCTTGCCCGCTGGCTGCTCGAAAACCTGCTGCGCCACCGCCAGAGCCGCCAAAAAGAGAGCCGTTGGGGGGAGTAGTAAAAAAAGCAGCGGAATTTGTACTAATTCCAGAGCACCCGCCAAACTCCGTTGTAGATATTGCGGAAAGGTTTGCGCCAGCCGAGCCGCCACCATCATAAATTACTGCGGGTAGCCCCGCGCCGGTGCCAACCGCGCCGCCGCCAGTCCCGCCGCCGCCACCGCCGTTGGTATTGATGGCAGATATTTGCCCCCCCGATCCACCGCCGCCGCCGTAGGCCGACAGATAGCTGCCAAAGGTAGAAATAGCGCCATTGCCGCCTGCGCTGCCCGCAGCGGATAAGTTGCCATTGCCGCCAGATCCGCCCGCCCCTAGCGTGACAACTACTGTCGAGGCTAACTCAGAGGCTAAGAAATACTTAACGGCGCACGCGCCACCGCCGCCGCCAACACCTCCCTTGCAAGCTGTAGCAAACGCAACAGATCCACCGCCGCCGCCGCCGCCGCCAGCGCCCCAGATTTTGACTAGGACTTGAGTGGGTACGAACGCTGTGGGTTTAGTCCAGTCTGCGGTGGTGGTAGTAAATGTCTGGATGTCTACAGGACCGGTATTGCCAAGAATAATTGGGACGCCATTGCTATTAAATCGCGTCCAGCCGCGCCCCTCAGTCCAAGAAACGGACTCGCCCGCTGCAAGGATAATTGTCAGCAACGTGATTAGGTTTGTGCCGTCGGTATGTTTAAGCGTTAGGACGTTTGACAGGGTAGCGTGCGTATTAAAGATGCTGATGAACTTAGCATCTCGAAGCGTGCTAGCCGCTGGCGAACCCAAAATAGGCGTAGTTGCTACCGATGTAATGGACGCCGTGTTGGTGTTTCCGGGCGTAACCACCGTGCCTAATTGGTCAATCCAACTCACGTGCGCGCTGATAGCGCCAGCCGTTGCTGTGCCAAGCGTTAACGAGTCAGTGGATTCAAGGTTTATCACCAGCTAATCACCACAACGTAGCCCGCCCCGCCGTTGCCGCCAGCGCCGCCAAGCGATGAAGTTCCACCACCAGCGCCCCCGCCACCGCCGCCGCCGCCGCACAGCCCTCCGTTGCCCCCGGTGCCCGCAGTAATGGTTGTGCTTATTGTTGACCCGCCCCCGCCGCCGCCTGAGCCACCTTTGTAGCTAAATCCATCCGCGCCGTTTGCGCCGACCATTGCTATGGTTGATGCGCCGCTATTTGCGCCCGCAGCGCCTCCGCCGCCAGCCGAGTATGAACCGCCTGCGCCGCCTGCGCCGCCAGCCACCGGAGATGCTGTGTGGTGGCTGCCTGAGCCGCCGCCAGCACCACCAAAAATGGCGCTACCGCCCAAGCTAGTGGCGGTTGGGGTGCCGTTACTTCCAGCTCCGCCAGCCCCGCCGCGTTCGGCGTTTGCCGTCGCAATGGTCGACGCCGTGCCAGTCACGCCTTGCCCGCCAGCGCCGTTAGTTGTGGCAGTAGGTAGGCCGCCCGCGCCGCCAGAAGTAGTGCCTACGGAACCAACGCCGCCAACGCCACCGCCACCGCCACCGCCGGTTACTACCAGCGTGATTGCCCCACCGCGCCCGCCGCCACCGCCAAAAGCAGTTAGAATCGCCGTAGTTCCAAAAGTTGTGTTAGCGCCCGCCGAGCCGTCGCCGCCTAAAGCGCCTGCGGCCCCCGGAACACCGCCGTTGCTGACCGTTGTCATGCCAATCGATTCGGTTGCGCCAAGCTCAGAGGCGGCAAATTGCTGCGTGATGTACGCCCCACCGCCACCGCCACCGCCGCCTTTTGCAGTAGCCGCCGTTGTGCTAGAACCCGCCCCACCGCCGCCGCCTTGACCCCACATGTGGACGAGCACGGTTGTGGGTGTAAATGTGGTGGGTTTAGTCCAAGGGCCGGGCAATGTTGGCGAGAAAAATTGAATATTCACCGGGGCTGCGGTGCCTGACGTGATCGGCGTGCCGGAACCGTTTACCCGCTGCCATCCCGCGCCTTCGGCGTAAAGCAGCGTCTCGTTAGTGCCCAACAACGCCGAGGTTAGTTGCTCAACGACCGTTCCGTTAGAGTGGCTAACCGTTACCGTGTTTTGAACCGTTGCCGAAGTGTTGGCAATGCTTAAGAATTTGACGTTGCGGTAAGTACTGGCCCCCGGCGCGGCTACTACGGTGGTCGTAGTAGCGGTTATAATCGACGCGGTATTCGTGCGCCCCGGCGTAACCGTTGTGCCGTTTAGGTCAACGTAGGAAGCGTGGACTGAGATTGCGCCAATGGCGCTGGTGGTGACCGTGATTAAGTCAGTAGTCGAGAGTACGTTAATCATGGTATTCGTCACCCAGATAGCCGGTTACAGGTTCGTCGTTAGCCACTTCGGTAATCACGGGTTCCGGCGTAAGATTTAAGTAGGCGTTACTTGCCGTACGTTCGTAGCAAAGCCATTGCGGATAGTATTTTTGGGCGAGTTCTATCGAGTCAACGACAATGCAATTGACCAGCAGGTTAGTCGTTGGATCTACCAGATAAACGTCCATGCGGGCTACCTTTTTTAATTACTTTACGCACCAAACGCGGTAATAGTCATCGAGGTAAACGAGACGTTCTGTCCCCCCGCGATGGTTGTGCTGGTGATATTCCAGTCAGATCCAGATACCGCTACGTCCCCTTGAATTACCCTGTCAGTGCTATTAGTAGTTGACGTGGGGTAAATACCAAACCACGCAGCAGTGCCCGCAGCGCCCACCACGGGGTTAACGAGCGGCGCGCTTACCGTCAGTACGCCAGCAGTCGCCGTGCCGAACTGCGTGGCGTTGGACGTCCAAGTAGCTAATACCGCCTGTCCAGTAGTTGGCGTAGCACAATCCGCAGGTTTCGTCCCCGCATACAACACCATAACGCCCGAGGTAGTGACGGCTGTAGCAATCGCCGTCATAGAAGCAGTGCGATAGGTCGTGCCATATTGAAGTGCCATGAATAAATCCTCTTAACTAAGTTGTACAGCGGCGACAGTAATGCCGGAAGCGTATGTGGGGAACGTGACGGTAAATGTGCCGCCGCCAGAAACGGTTTTATCAGATCCAAAATCTAATACTGCGACAGCTAGACCTGCTGCTGGGCCCCCGTTGGTGTAGTTGTATATTAAAGCCCCCCGGGCGGTAAAATCCGCGACGGTCCACACCGCTGGGGAGAAACTGATATACCCCGCGTTTTGCGCCGTGTCCCCCGTGGGAGTTGTGCTAATAGTCAATGCTATCCCGCCCGCGACATACGCCGTCCCGCTTGTATTAGTAATTTCGTTGGTTGCACTATAAACCGTAGTGGTATTATCAAGCGCCGCGCTGCTGGTATACAACGCGATGTAAAATACATCGGGGGTATTTAAGATTACTGCGCGGTTAGACGGACTGAAATTATGCGCGCAAGACAGTAGTCCCGTCTTGAAACCAGTCGGCATGGATTGAACGATAGTCATTTATTCCTCCTCGTCGTTGGGAGGCGTAGACACCTCGGGTTCTTCTGCCGGTGGGGGTTCCCCGCCATTCACGATCGTAACGACTACTTCGCCAACCGTGCCGTTTAATAGGTCTAACATTTAAGTCACCGGGTATCGTACTTGCCCTGACCGGTAAGCGTCACGGCGGTTTTTACCATCCCCAAGCTGTTTCATCAGCGCCATCGCGTCATCGTACCGCTTCTGATACACCGTTAACATATCTACCTCGGCTTTCATAAAAGTGCCCGCTTCGATAAGCGTCCCATAAAAAAGCACCGAGCTGAAATTATCCCCTACCCACGTATTCCCCGCCGTCACGATCGATTCCGGGTAGTAGTAGTAGTGCAGTTCTACTGTATAGGCTACGTCCGGTGTGGGACCTAAGATGAACGTGTTGTCATCAAATATGGCGTAGTACTCCGGAGATCCCGTAGCCGTCGGATCTGGATACGCCGCGCGAATGAAATTAACGTCTTTGTCCAGCAGGTAGGAGTACTCCCCCGTCGTGGGGTTCACGACCGCCAAGGAGTACGTGGCTAACCAATCCGCCGGGGTTAGGAGGTATTTGTTACCCAAAGTCAGCGTGCCTAACGAGTTCTTCCGTAACGCCGGAAGCTGAACAGCGTTATAGATACGTTGTTCCGCTTGCTGGATAAACGTATTGAAGTCAGCCGTGAGATACTCGTTCTCGGTATACGTCTGAATCTCTGTTGCAAGCTCCAAATAATTCATCGCCTAGCCCATTTTGTCGCTGGCTTTCGTGCCTTTGGTCGCAGCGCCAGTTCCCCGAATCTTGATGGATTGCTTCTTGGGGGACGTGTCCTGCGGGACCGTGGAGATATTGCCCACACTGATATAATCAGTGGGCATGCAGTGTGATTGTTTCTTAGCCATTATTTCCCCCGGGAATTGCCGCGTGTGGGTTTAGTGCCTCGTGGCTGACCTGTCTTTTTGACATGGAGTTTCTTCACATGCCCTTTAATCTCAACGTCTGCGATCTTACGGACTTGCCGCACATCGCCGCCTGTTAAATATTTCTTCATGTGATAGTAACCTCTACTACGCCGATCTGTCCCACTGCGAGCAAATCGTTAGGCGTGAATTTAGGGTTCCCCCCACCTACCGGAGCCCACCCCCACTGAATTTCCCGACTACCCCCACTTAAATGGCCCAGTACGTTCAACCCGGACACCAAATACGTGTTATCGCGGCGCGGGTTTCTCAGCGCCTGTGGGTCAACTACCGGGTACATCCCCTGCATATTCTGCGGGTGATCTGGGTCCCAGCACGTCGGACACACCATGATATTAGTGGTCTTGGTTCGAATCACCAATACTTTTAGTTTGGATAGCTTATATTGCAATCCACACCTATCGCAAACCGATATAGCAATGCGGCCTGCGGCAAACTTAATGCCCATCAGATGTACATCTGTCGCGGTACCATCATCATGGAGGCTTTCTGGCGATCTTCGTCAGCCGCTTCTTGCCACGCTTCATCATACATGGCTTTCAACATCGGCAAACGCGGCATTGCGTCTGGGATCTTAAGCGCCACATAATACGCCAACCCCGCGACCATCGCCGGTAAAAACCGGAACGGGATGTCCTGCGTGTTCACGCCCGTACCCGAATCCAACATGCGACGTAACCGCCAGTAAACTAGCTGGTAGGTGTTAGACACGTTGGGAACGGGCCACATTGTGACTGTGGGGAACTGCACGACCGCCAAGGACGACGTAGCGCCGCTAAGACGGTTAACGTAAATCTGGATCGGACGGCCCGTTGCGGTCTTGTTGGGTAGTGTGGCGTACGTCGAAACACTAATGCGCGAGATACTGATGTCGGACTGTATCGACGTCCCCGCATTCGTACGAATTACCTGCTCAAGTAAATCCACCGTGTCTACCGGGAGGTCGTAGGTCGCCTGATCTGCAACCAAAGGCACCATCCCCTGTTCTACCGTCCACAGATTAATGCCTTTGTTCGCCCATTCAGCAAACATGAGGTTTAAACTGCGTCGGGCCGTCCGAAACTCATACCCTGTACGTACTTCCGCACCCGCCCGCTCAAACGCCTCCTCGATCAAATCGTTGAGGTTGAGGTTAAATACTGGCGGGGTTGCGGAAGTGCTCATTTCTAAATCCTAAATTTAGCCGTTTTCTTGGCAATCTTCTTGGGTTGCGCTACAAACTGTTTGCCCGCTGCTTTCCCCGTCCGTTTAGCCTTGGTGGTGGCTGCGTATTCAGCGGGGGATAACGCCTTGATGGCGTTCTCAGGAAGGTAGCGTTCTCCCGTCTTGGACGACGGCTTACCCGACTTAGTCTGCCACTTAGCCTTTCCCCAATCTTTAAGCGACTGCTGCGGAGCTTTCATCAGTCTGTGTACCCGCCACCGGCGTCTTTGTACCGCTTGGCAACCAACTGCGCCTTACGGGCCGACCACTGCCCCGCTTTAGTCCCGTGCGTGGCAGCAGCTTTTACCCTTGCCACAATCTTCGCACGCATTCCCGGTTTGGTGTAATTCCCCGCCTTGTTGACGCTACCCCCGGCTTTAAAGATTTTCACAGGCTCGTTTCCGTCACGTTTTTTAACCGTTCGGACCTTAGCCTGATTGATAGCCCCCATGCCGCGTGACTGCATCATTACCGCATCGTCCCTTTCGTACCACCCTTGGTGACGCAGCCGTCGCCCCGGCCCATGACCGCGCCACCCTTGGCGAACTTCTTCACCGCGCCACCCTTGGCTTTGCGGTCTAGTTTAAGCACCCGGTCTACCCCATAATGCCTACTCGTTTTACTAAGAGTTTCCGCATCTTTCTTGGCGTCTTGATACCGCCCTTCTCGCAATTTGTTATCTTCATTGATACTTCGAGAGTAATCCTCTGCTCTGTTCTGTGGATTTAACAGCGGATAGGAGGTCATGAATTTGTCCAAGATTCGGCTAGAAAGCGGACGTTTTCTTTGCCCCTCTGCGTCTTTAAGCGCGGCGGCTTTTTCAGCGCTAAGTTTTTTCTGTTCAGCGGGGGTCATTTGATTAAACCGCGCCATGCGTGTTTCATCATCTCCCAGAACCTTGCCACCCTTGGCGAACTTCTTCACCATAGTTTTCACCATGCCGCCCTTGGTGCTTTTCTTCACCGCGCCACCCTTACGCATAGCCTGTGTGGGCGCAGCGGGGGCCATAGCGGGGGTTTGAGTCATCGCGGGCGTGGGCGCGGCGCGTACGCCTCCTACGCCCGTGTCAGCGGTGTTTGCCATACCACCGGCCATGCCGGAGCCGAACGCGGGCGGGGCCCCACCGAACTGCGTGAACGCAGGCTGCGGGCTAGAGGACGCCATACCCCCCGCGTCGAACTTCCTAATTTTCTTACCCATTACCGCATAGCACCTTTGGTCCCACCCTTGGTGGCGCAACCGTCAATGCCCTTGACCATGCCGCCCTTAGCCATCTTCATGGGCATCTTGGCTTTGGCCATCTTCATGGGCATCTTGGCTTTGTCCATCTTCATGGGGGCCTTGGCATCGCCTTTCTTCTTAAACCGGTTCAACAGAAAAGCCGGCCTTTTTACCGGTCCACCTTTTTTGTATCCCTCAGCCATGTCAGCAGCTTCCTTTTCGGTTACAACGCCTTTTTTACGAGCGGTGTCTGCTTTTTTAGCAAACCCCTGCTTCTTCACCATATCTTTTCGATACGCTTTATCAGCTTCATATTTTTCTTTACGCGCAGTTGATGCCTCAACCTTTTTTTGCCCGGGGAGCAGTTCGCTAAATTTCTTGGGCTTAGCCGACACGCGCGCAATGGTCTCTTCCACCGAGACAACTTTGCCTGCGCCCGCATCGGGCTTCTTGCGGCTAAACATATTCTTAGCGGCGTCCATCGCCCGCTTACCCATGCCGGGGGCAGCGCCCATTGCCCGCTTAATCACGCCGGGTGAATTAATGACGGCGGTTCTAACGGCAGTGGCGGCTGCCGGATTTTTTGTCAAACCTAATGTGCCCAGCCCAAAGAGCGTCCCCGCCGTACCCAAACCTGCGGCTGAGTCAAAACGCAGTGGTGCCCGAGAGAACTTCCCGTAATTGTCGTTCTTGGAGTCTTCAGCGGTTTTAGCCATATATTGGGCCGCTGATTGGGCCCCCCGGGCCCCTTCACGCTTTAATACAACCGGGGCGGCTGGAGGATTGCGTTTGTTCGACTCTAACTCCGACGCTGGTTTGCTGGTTGCGCCGGGTTTAGCGGCAGCGCGTCCGGCGCTTCGCTTGTCGTCTACCCCAGCCATAGCGACGTTATATTTCTTCCCGCCATATTCAAACTGCGCGTCTTTGGCGTACGGATCTGTGCCACCGGATTTCTCAAACTTTGCCCGGGCAGCCCTAAACGCCGCGCCGCGACCCGATAGCCGGGATGGGCCACCGGGGATTTTTTTAAGTGTGTCTTCAGCCATGTGAAATTCCTTCTAGCCGTGAAATATGGTGAGGGTCGTGATGGCGGCGCTGGTGGTTACGAAAATCCCGGTTCTAAACAGAATGCCTTCCCCCGGGATAGGTACGGATAGAGGGATTGGGTTTGTGTTGGAAACAATATCAAACTCCAACATCACCGTCCCAGACGCGCTCGTGCCATCAAAGAACTTAACTGTCGCCGCCGTGGACACCACTCCGGACACTAGAAGCCCTTTGAGCCGCGTCGAGGCGGCGTACATGGCCGTTGAAACCGTTCCGGACGCATGTGCGCTCTTAACATCTGTTTGCATCATAGCCAGTTCCTCCTACATTACGCCGATGCGGGGTACTGCGAGCCGTCAGGTGCGCGGACCAAGTACGCGATCACCAGCGTGCCAGCGCCTGTGGTGCCGCCGCCATTAGAATGCGTGAACGAAACAATCGCGTCCGTCGTACCCACGTTAAGGACCAAATTGGGGTTGGAAGTTCCCAGCGGAATCGCCGCGACGCCAGTAGCGCCTGCTGCGGGAGATGCAATAACCGCCGTCGCACTAATTGCCGTCCCGTTTACATAAATAGTAAAGGTCGGGTTAGTCGTGGTGTACGCAGTGGAAATTACATACTGGACGTTCTGGATATACGCGCCAGCAGGAAGCACCGCTAAGGTGGTGTTCGCAACGGTGTCACCATAAGCCACCGTTTTCATTTGAAGGGTCGGGGTTGCGCCCGTATTCCGGATAGTGCCCGCAGTGGTGCCGGTGGTGTCTTTAACAGTGCCCAAGAGCCACGGGCCAAGATGAGTAGCGAAAGCCATTAGATTATTCCTTACGTTAAATTAAGCGGATGCGGGGAACTGCGCCCCGTCGGGTGCGCGGACTACATATGTAATTACCAGCGTACCTGCCCCGGTTGACCCAGTAACATTCGCTTGCGTAAACGAAACAACCGCGTCCGTTGTACCCACGTTAAGGATCAACCCGGGGTTAACGGAACCTAACTGATTAGCAAAACTTTGCGCGCCCGTATTACCAAATGTTGACGCGTTTAACGTCGCAGTAATAGCAGTTCCATTTACAAAAAAAGCAAACGTCGGGGTGGTGGTGACGTACGCCGTAGAAGTAATGTACTTCATATTATCAATAATTGCGCCAGCGGGGAGCACCGCTAAAGTCGTATTTGCAGTTATATCAGTAGCTAAAACTGCTTTTGATTGCGTGACCATTGTCGCGCCAGTGTTGCGAATAGTGCCAGCAGTATTGCCGGTGGTGTCTTTAACAGTGCCCAAGAGCCAAGGGCCGAGATGGGTAGCGAATCCCATTAAATTATTCCTTACATACAAGATTAAGTGCATTCATCGGTATGTCGTCCGACCGGGCGGTTGAATGCACCGGGTGCCCCGGTAAGTAAGTGGTATATCAGGGTTGCGCAGAGGGTGCAACCGGTTTTACACGTGCGGTATAAATCCCAAAAACACGTCCGGTATAAGGCTAGGAACCGTAATGTTTCGGAGGGTCATCCGGCGGATGAATTTTTTACCCGAGGCATTAAAAAAGGCCCCGAAGGGCCTTTCCAAATCACGCTAAATGCTTGATTTTATTGGGGTTAAACCTAAGCCCCCGGCGAACCGAAGATGCCTAGCGGATCGCTCACCCCGAACGAATACCGCTCGCGGGCCTTGTAGCGAACATTACCCGTATCGAAGTCGCCGTCCATCTTGTTTTCCAAGCTGGCGCGAACAAAGTGCTTCAGGCCATTCGGAACGTCGGTGGTCAGGAACCAGCCATTGGTATCAGTCAACCAATGGTTCACGGTGTAGCCGCCCGGAATCGCGCCGTTATTCTTAATCGCGTTCAAGTCGTTGTCGGTCGTGCCCACACGCAGCTCGGTTTCGAGCAGACGGGTAGCCACAAACATCAACGCCGGAGGAATAACGAGCTTTTTGGGCTTCGCCGCAATCAAGAGACCGCGCTCGTCAGTCCAAGCAGCAATCTGAATCACCGCCGCTTCCAGCGAGGTTTCATTCAAATCCGCCGCTACGGCAGGACGATTGCTGTTGACGCCACCAGAAACGAGGGGATGGGCGGTGGAAAACAACGCCTGATTATCGCCGTAGGTGACAGCCGCCGAGAAACCCTGATTCAGAATATACGCAGCCTTAACTTGCTTGGTATATGCCATCGCTCGGGCCAACGCCTTGGTATAACGACTGGAAAGGGAGTCGTAAAGGTTGTCCTCTACTGCCTCTTCCGTGATCGAGAAACCCATCGCAATCGTCTCGTGGTTATAACGAGCGGTCCACGCTTCTTGCGCATTATCGTACGCAATGGCGGAACCTTCGGCTTTCACCGGGGCGGCGCTGAAGCCAGAAAGTTTAGTTTCTTCTTCAAACGAACGCTCGGACGATTCAACTTCATAAATTTCTTTATGCTCATCTGGGTACCGCTTGTATTCAAGCCCGAACAGAGCATTAAGACCGGGGAGCAACTCTTTGAGTAGCTGTGCGCGTGAAATAGCCATTATTTATTGCTCCTTAAACGCTAGTAGCGTTGTAATAGCCGTGATACCCAAAGTTCCATTTAACTAGAACTTCTGGGTAACCAACAAACGAAACTGGCCCAGAAACGGCCAAAGTGACGCTGTTGGAAATTGTGATAGCCGTAGCGCTTGTCACAGCCGTTACATAGGTGTTGTAGCCCGCGCCGCCAGAACCAGCCGTCGCGCCCGGGATAATTACCTGCATGCCCGGGAAAACCCCCGCGCTAGACGCAACCGTCAACGAAGTAGTGGAACAAGTCCCCGTCGTCACCACGTTAATCGCCGTCTCAGAAACAAGGCCAACAACACGGAACGCCGCAGTAGCCGCATTCGTCTTGATGACGTTACCAGCGCCATTGGACGCACCGGCGGTGTTACCGACGACGCCACCAGTGGAATTACCAGTAAACGTGCTACCCACGTTCGCACCGACGTAATACACGTTGGTACCCACAAACGCGGGGGACATGTAGCCGATCGTGCTAAGCGCAGTCGCGGTATTGGTAGCCGCAGCAGGCATAGACAGCACGGCGGATTTAAACACCGTATCCGGATCGTCTACAACGTACGCAACTGCGTCAATCGCGGCGGTACCAGAAGGCCAGAATTGCGCTCGCTGTTTACCAAAAAGTGGGCCGGTCGGAGGCGAATACTCGCAACCGAGGAACACGCCGACAGTGGCCGGAACAACCGTTTGCACTGCTTGCGACACGGTGCCGATAGCCAGTGCGGAAACAATCACGGTACCGGTAGCCGCCATCTGCACCACGTCGCCATTGAAAATTCCCGTGCCATAAGCCTGTGCGATAGGGATCATACGGGTAGACCCCGCGAACACCTGACCGCCGATCAAATTGACCGGTTTTAGCCCGTAGGGGGCGTCGATAGTTGGATATGCCATGTTTGGCTCCTAAGTTATTTACGAAGACCTTTGCCAAAAGTAACTGTAGAGCGCTTGTCCTTGAACATCGGCATGCGCGGATCGCTCTCACGCATGTAGCTGTTGTCAACGGATTCCATCTGATCGTCAGTGGACTTCTGAAAATGAGCGGAGCGTTGTTGGACAAACTCAACAGGTGTCTTACAGAGAATAAGACCGCCAGACTCAATTGAGTCTTTAAACCGACTATTTGGATCGGCCATTGTAAATGCTTCAGGATGCTCCGAAGCCTTCACGGGTTCCCAACCTTCTCGGAATTTGGCCGAGACGTTGTTCGCGTCAGCAACGCCTAGTGTAGAAACTCGTACATACCGATACGCATATCCCGGCTCCTGATTAATATCAGGAAGCAAGCTCGCGGGTGCCCAATTTTTGATTCGGGTAGTCGCGTCACGGGTGGTCGTATCTCGGTCAGTTCGGTTAGAATCAGTCACTGGCGTTACCTATTTTAATCATTTCGCGGGCGTATTGCTCAGGGGTTAGCCCGAACTTCTTAGCGAGGGCTACTGCCGAGGCAGTTAGCGTCACTTTAGTGGGTGCAGTGGACCGTCTAGCGGATGCCACTACCGTGGTAGAACCCCGTTTGCTGTCCCCGGCAAACTTCTCTGGGTATCTACGGCGCATCGTTTTGTCGATCTGCTCGTAATACGCATCAGAGGTAGGGTCATAACCCTCGCCTACTAATTTCTCGTGAACGCCAAAAGCTAAACTCGTCATCTCCCTATCAACTTGAAACCAATTGGCGTTACGTTTCTGCCACGTCACGGCCTTAGGATCAATTTTAGGGGCTGGCTCGCGCTCCGCACCTGAAGTATCACTATCTACACGACCTGCGGTTTCCTGTAAAGCGGAAGATTCAAATTGTGGAGTATATTCCTCAATCCGTTTTGCGCCCCACTGGGCGTCAAATAGTTTCTTCTGCGCTTGAGTAACCCGGTCAGAGTCCCCGGAGTCGTAGGCGTCCTTATACTCGCGCTCTGCCGTCTCTACCGATAAATCAGCAGCGGTCTTAGCCGAGCCAACATACGCCCGCTCGCCGTTCTCTAGTTGCTGCTTATAAGTCTTATTCTGCTCCGAGAGGCGGCGGGCAAAGTTAATCGCCTCGTCCCGCTCGCGAGTAGCAGACTCTTTAGCCCGGCGCTCGTCGTGCCATACCTTCTTAAGTTGCTTGGCGCGCTCTTTAGAGAAGTCCTCAAGCTCGTCATCCCCGTCTAGAGCCTGCACAATATCGTCGGGCATCGGGGCACGGCCCCTGTCTGCTTCCGGCGTATCGTCTTCAATGGAGATGTCGAATTCCGTGTCGTCTCCGTCTTCAATCTGCGTGTCAGTTGGTGTTTGTGCCATGACTTTATCCTTATTTAGCCCCGGGTGATGCCGCGAGGATCTTGGACAACGCCTTCAACGGAGTCGTCGTTAATTAATCGAAATGCCCGGTCGTGAATCGTTACGCGCGACCCTGAGTGAGGGCGCACCAAAACGAAATCCCCTTCCTTGCAATACGGACCGCTCGGGAACCTTGATGCGTCGGTATAACAGTCAGGCCCCATAGCCACGACAAATAACACCGTGGTCAACGTGGCTTCGTCTTTTACAGTTTTGTCGGCTTTGATGAGCCCACTGTCAAACTTAGCCTCAATGTCCGGCACCGCGCAAAGAATCCGATACCCCGACGGCTGCGGCAATTGTGTTGCTGCTTCTGGGACTTCTTCTACTTCCGACGGACCCGAGTCAATGTATCCTTCAATCTTAAACCCGACGTTCGCTAATGATTCGCTTACTTCCATACTAATATTCCTCGACGTTTTGTTGTAACTCTTTGATGTACAATCTAACCCAACTTAACCCCTTCAATACTCCACAGAGATGTTGATACTCTGCGTAGTCTTTCGTGTCGCCACGAACGATTTCTTCCTGCACGTCAACGTAGCGCTCGCTGACTTTCTCTAGAATCAATTCTAAGATATTCATTCAGGTGCCCCATTTTTTGGTTTCCCTTCCAATTTGGTCCTACTGGCAAACTTCTCCCGCTGTAACTGATCTGCCTGCGCTTGGGCAGCGGCGGTGCGGCCTTCGGTTTTGCCGGACATTCCCTGCACCGTCTTCACCCCGTCTAAGACCGACTTCATCGCGGCGGCGGTGTCTTTGAACTCGCCCTCCGCCTCAATCTTCTTCGCCTCTAACAGCAATTTCGCGCGTTTAATCTCCAACTCAACGGTGCCAACCGCGACCTTGTGGTCTAACTCCTTGCCCTTCAATTCCAACTCCGCCCGCTGAATGATGTTCAACGGATCTTCCGCCTGCGCTTGCTGCGCCTGTTGCTGCGCCTCCGCTTGGTTCTTCTGCGCTAACTGTGCCGACGCCTGCGCCACGAGCTTCGATAACTGCACCTCCACGTCCTCCGGCAACTTCTCGTCCACCGGGGGCAACGGCACGCCCAACTCCGCCTCAATCTGACGTCGGTACTCAAACCCAATGTGTTCTGCCACATGGGCCATTGCCGCTGCCATAATAGACGGCGCTTGGGGGTTATTCTGGAGGAGGGCGGTAATCTTCGGATCTTGGGCTGCTGCCATATGCACCGAGATATGCGCCTCGTGGTCTTGGTACATAAACGCCTTAACCGGCTTGCCTGCCAGTAGCGCCATGTTCTCGGACACCGGGTCTTTCGGGGCGAGGTCCTCTTCCGTCGGGATTATTTTCCCAATGTTCTTAATCCCCAGAACCTCCAACATCTGCCGGTGTAACTCCGGCATGTCGTATATCTGCGGCGAACCCTGCGCTAACTGCATGACTGCCTGATACTGGGTGACTTTCTGCGCCATTGTGGATGCGTTCGGGTCAGATACTGGGATGACCTCCACCACGTCATAGTCTGCCTGCTTCGCCCGACGGTCGCCTTCTTCAGGCTCGTATGGGTACTGCTTGGGCGTGTAATCCCGAATTATGGCCGCTAACAGCTTGAACTCGCGCTTCATCGCGTAGTGAATCCGCGCCTGTACCGACGACATCACCTTCAATGTCCGCTCTAAAATAGCCAACGTCGTGCCCACCGGAGCCTGTGCCGACATGTCACTGACGTTCAAGTCCGTGGTAGACGCGAACTTCCGACCCTCGTCCACGATATTCTGGAGCAGCGTGAATAATACCTGCGACGGCTCTTTATAAGGGAGCGTCATAATATTATCTTTAATGGTCCCCGACGCGACGTCCACATCCCGGAACTCGCCCGGGGCAATCGGAGTATCGTCACCCTTAATACGCATACCCTTGGTCTTAAACCCGCCGGGTAAGTTAGATAAGGTGCCTGCATCGACTAATTGCCGAATAAGGGAGGTGCCAGACTTGGCAAACGACCCCAACAGGTGCACTAACCCGAACGCATAAAACCCAAAACCGGGAATATACGGGTAGTGGACAAAATGCTCGCGCTTAACCATGCGCTTATCATCCGGCACCCAGTTGCGGTAAATAGATAATACCGTCTGGCTGTTTTTCTCAATGGTGACAATATAAGGGCGGGCAATAGCCCCCATCTCCATATCGTCGTCATCGTCGTTATCAGTCTCCTCGTCGCGCTCGTCATATTCCTCCAAATCGAGGTTGACGTGCATTTCTAGGAGCTTGTAGCGGTCGTCAGAGGTGGCATTGAACCCCATATTCTCCGCAATCTTCTTCTCAACGTCGTCCAATTCCCCCTTAACGGGCTCGCCGAGGTCCACATCCACGTAAAAACCCGATGCTTGGAGCTTCCGGACCTCGTTCTTGGTCTTCCGCATCACGTGGGTGACGCGCTCAGCGGTCTCTAAATTAGACGCGCCGTAGGGCACGACCAAATCTTCCGCCGGGACGTAAAGGGCTACTTGGCGCTCAATAGAGGGGTCGTAGTACACCTTTTTGAAGGCATTTCCGCTCAATCCCAAGCCCCATAAGAGCCGTTCTTGCTCTGGGCGGTACTCCGTCATGACCTCCATGAGCTGGAAATTCATATCATTCGTGACATTTATTGCCGCTTGCTTCTTCGCCGGAGTTTCTTTGCCAATAATGATGGCCTTTACCGGTCCCGCTGCCGGGAACGTGGACATAATCGTCTCGGCTTGGAACTTCACCAGCGCCTCACTCAGGAGAGGGTGAAATACGCCGCATGCGCCCGCCCACGGCTCGGTGCGATTCTCGATCCGCAAGCCTAGAAGTTCTAGGCCATCGACATAGGTCTGCAACCAGTCTTTGCGCGACATCGCGTCGTCGTCAAACGCATCCAGCAGGTCGTCGGCGATCGACTGCAACGCCCGTGACGGCATGTCCTCGGCAAGATTCCGGTAGAACTCCTCGGTCTCGGGGTCGTCGCTGTTGATTTTCGGCTCGCCCATGAGTTCCGACATGTCGAACTCCATCCCCTCTTCCTCGGGGGCCGCATCGTCCTCCGGCATCTCAATGTCCAACGGCTCTTGGTCTGCGTCGGGTGGCATCTCGAAGTCCATCTCAATCTGGTCTGGCGGCATTGTCTGAATTCCTTAGTAGTACGGCTTGCGGTTTGGATTTCGGTAGTACGTTTCCATCTCATCCTCGTCCAACGCGGTGCGGATATACCCACCTTTCCGAAAACGCATTAGCGCCATCGAAACGCTGTCCACGTAATCGTCGTGTTCCCCCGCTGGGAAACTCGCCACTTCCTCAATCACTTCTTCAGCCCACCGCGTCTCCGGTGCCCATACGCGGCCTGAAGCAAACATGTCAGAAACAGCATTAAGACGGGATATTTTATCGTTGCCTTTGGTGGGGGTGAACTCTTGCACCGGGATGCCCATCGCCCGCATTTCATATATTAGCGGCGCACCCGTTGCCTTCTTCTCGATAATAACACCGTCGGGTTGCCATTCCTTATACTGCGCAATAGCCACCCGCTTCAACTCTGGGAACTCCATCCGATCGCGGAACGCATTCAAGAGAATAATGTGGGCCTGCATCTTACCCTTATCCGCCGCACTGACCTCGGGGTCGGTGCCATCGTCGGCACGGTAGAAAACCCCCCACGTTGTGCACGCAGAATAATCCGCCCGGTTGTGCTTCTCGAACGCGGTATCCCACGACATGAGCACGAACTCACACTCCGGTGGGTCGTCTTTCTCCCATACCTGCCACCACTCGCGCTTAACGATGGCGCTGACCTCACTCGTCGGGTCCTGCATGTACTGCGCCATCCACTTCGAGTACGGCAGTTCTTTGCGCAAAACCTCTAGTTCCGTTAGCGGCCAAAACTCCGGCCAAACGGGGTTGCCGCTCGGCATGATGGCGGGGAACTCAATGACCTCCCACTCCTCACCGTCACGCTGCGCCGCCGCCTTGAGTACTTGTGCTGTCAGATCTCTTTTCGACCAGCGCGTCATGACAATCACAATGGCCCCGCCGGGCTGTAGCCGCTGGCGTGGACCGGAGGTGTACCACTCGTAAACCCCATCGTAAATCTCAGGGTTAGACTCCGCCGCGCGCGCTTCCTGCTCGGAGTGAGGGTCGTCGATAATCAATAGGTCGGCACCCTTCCCCGTTACCGTACCCCCAACGCCAATGGCGAAGTAGTCGCCACCCTTACTGGTGTTCCAACGACCTGCTGCCTTGCTGTCCGACTGCAATGTCGTGTTGGGGAATACTGTTCGGTACGGGGCTTCATCCACGAGGTTTCGAACCTTACGCCCGAACCCTACCGCTAACTCCGCCGTGTTCGACGTTTGGATAATTTTCTTGCCCGGGAACTTACCTAAGAACCACGCGGGCAGCAGGTAGGAGGCGAACTCACTTTTGGTGTGCCGAGGCGGCATGTTGATGATCAGCCGTTTGCACTCCCCGCTTGCCAATCGCTCAAACGCTTTCGCCATAATCTTGTGGTGACGACCGGATATAAACCCGGGCCACATGCGCTTAACAAACTCTAGGAAATCCTCCCTGCACACTTCCCTGCTTTGAAGCTCCTCGTAGCGGCTTATATCCGCCAGTATCTCCCGCTGCTCCTCTTCAGGGAGTGTTGGGAATATGGTGGCTAAAGCCGTAAGCGCCTCTTGGACTTCACTCATAGAGAAGGCCCGTTCTCCTCCTCCGGCTCGTCATTGTCGTCCGGATCGTAGTCCGGCTCGTTCTCCTCCTCGTCCTCTTCGTCTTCAACGTCTTCAAAGTCGGCATCGACCGGGGGTTCTTCAGGGGCGTAATTCCTCGATAGGATGTTTTGGATTTTTGTTTTAAGCGATTCCCCCAAATCTTCGGAACTCGTGTGCACTACCGTCACCTCACTCTTATCTAAGAATAATCCCACGTCAGATGTTTTGCCTAAAAGCTCTAATGCTCGTAGCTCAGTCCCGTGATTTCCCGACGCAGAAAGGAAAATTAATTTATTCGTGATGTATGTGCGCAGTTGATGTGCGTCTCTCACTACTTGCTTATCAAAATCGTTCAATATTGCCGCAAGTTTCATCACCGTTGCCGTCGAATACATGTTGGAGGGCGTTAGTGGACTCGCTCGCGGAGTCCCCGTAGCAGTGGGCATCGCCGGAGTCCCCGACTTTGTCGGAGGAGCTGTATTTATAGTGGGAGCTGGCATTTTTCCTCCGCTGTTAAAAGTGAGGGCAG